GATTTTAAAACCAGTACTCTTAATATTAAATCCATCTGGATTTACATGGAAAGCATTGCCATAACACAATTCATATTGTGCCGCTTGTCCCACAAGTGCTCTTAGGTTTCTTCTGATTCTAATTTTTGTAATGTTAGAAGTGATTGATCTGTCAACATTATCAATTACATTTAAAACCTTACTATATTTAAATCTGCCACCAAACTTATTAACATCAACAGAATCTGAATATGACTGTAGAGAATTAATTACATTGGTTCTTAGATCATTTACATTGTTAACTTGGGATGAGTTATAGTAAACATAAGATTCTAGTTCAACATAAAGAACCTGGAGATCGATTATCTTCTGGTTGATTCCAGTAAGAGAGTAGTTCTTAAGTTTACTGAGAATCAATTGCTTATCAAAGTCGGAAATGAAATCTCCATTCTTTGGTTTAATACTAATCTGTACCGTACCAAACTGTGGTGGATCCAATTCTTCTCCACCAACAACAGAAACAGACTCTGTATTTGGGTAGATGGTCTGAATAATAGACTCATAATCCCTTGCTGTAACCGCTCTGTACTGGGCAGAATACAGTCTAGGGGCAAAGTACTTGATCGACTCTACAGGTTCGATCTCAGTGCCATTTGCTGCCTTCTCAACAGTGGTTAGGGTGACAGAATTGACTGTGATTGGATTGTTTAATGAATCAATGAATGTGCCAGCAAAAGCAAAGTTTGCCGCGCCATTACCCTCACTGCCATCAGTAACAATATAAGTAACTGTTACTTTTGCACCATTCTCTAATTTTCTACCGAAGATACCATCACCAAATAGAAGTTCATACTTCTCATCCTGTACTTCTTGAATCAGGTATATCTCAGATGTTGAATCAATATTTAAGATATTATCTACAAGTTTATATTCTCTACCTGCACCAGGGTCTGCTGGGTTTGTTACCTTAACAACGATCGTTTGGGTATCAATAAATGAGTTATCGAGGATAAACCTTTGGTCTAAACTTCCATCAACAGTAAATGTTTTCTTAAGAAGAGTTCCCTGATAAACATGGATTGGATCGGTGTCACTACCAAATGTTGCTACACCACCAGTGACCGTTGTTGTGATGTTCTCTGGTATAGAGAAGATATATGAACTTTCATTCGCAGTACCAACGCAGACAGGTCCACGTGCCTCTAGAGTAAGCGTTGTACTCGCTGTTGTTACACTGATATCTAATTTAATTCCTGCCCTAGCAGCGGTTCTAGAACGTGGTACATAACCAATATTTCTTGCCAAGGAAACGACATTTTCTCGGAGAGTTGCCGAATCTAGGAAAGATTCATTGACGATCATGTTCGAGTTAAAGGCGTTGATGTACGTGTTGTACGCCAGTGCATTTAACAGAACAGAGAAGTTCGATCCTTCAAAGTCAAAATCCGTGAAATTTGAATTCGCACGGAGATAATCCTTGATGGATGTCTTTATCTGATCGAAATCTAGGTTTGTAAACTTAGTAAAAGGCATTTTACCTTGCTGCCTCTAATATAAAGGAGTATTCTTGTAATGGTAAAGATTGACCAACGACACTAAAGTTAACAGTAACTTCAAAAGCGTTATCGTCAGGTCTTGCTTCTACAGACACAGATAGTTCTGAGATTCTTGGTTCATAGTTTTGGATAGCAGTTGCTATCTCACTCTCCAAGAAGGTAGCAGTACCTAGATCAACAAAGTCAAAAAGGGATGAGCGGACTTCTGATCCAAAAAGTGAATCGAAAAATCGCTCTCCCCGTATTGTCTCTACAATATTTCTGACAGATTTACGAATTGCAGCCTCATTTTTCAGCACAGGAAGATCCTTTGTGACTGGGTGAGGCTCAAAGGATAGACTTATATCTTTAAATGCGCGTGAAATTCGTTGAACTGCCATATGCAGAGTATGTCTTCACATTATTTATAGACCAATTCCGTAAGTTGGTTCTGTTCCATACTCCCAATCATCGTAATCTTCATCATTACGAATCTTTTTGTGCATTTCTGCTTGCTCTTTTAGATGATGTTGATGGGATGGATCTTCATATTCCATCACTTCTTGAATGAATTTCTTTTTTTCTTCATAAAAGTCAAGTTTTTTGACTTTTTCCATTGATCCATAGTCAGTAATAAGCATTTCTGTACCCCAATTTTCTTTCATGTATTCTGTATTACGGTCTGGAGCTGGATTTTGTGCCATTTTTTCCTCCAAAAGTTCGGGTCCAGAACTTTTAAAGGGGTTGCTATCCCTAAAAGATATTTATTGGAAGCGGATTTGCCTGTCTCTGCTCCACTTTTTCGAGAAAATCGTGATTGTTTGGTTGTTGCCACCAATAAATTAACCTAAATTGCTCAGAATCATAGTGCAAACATGCTAAATCACTCTTAAAACGAGTGTTTGTACTCTCACAAAGGGACACTGCATAGACTTTTCCACCTGTCATACGGATCATAATGTCAGAAATCCATGAAAAGGTGTCTCCAGTGTTGTTATCAGAGGCAACCAAGACGAAATTGTCCCATCTACGCTGCCATTTCATGAAATTTTGAGTAAATTCAGTCTTATAGTCAGTTGCATTCTCATCAAGATAAGGTGTATTCACTGCTTCGATATGAAAAATCTCCCGATCCACACTAAGTGAATGGGAGAGATGTTGAGTCACAATAGCAGAGTAGTCAGGAGAGACCATAAGAAAGCAAGTATTGGACGGATGAATGTCCATATTCGCCATTTTCATCTTATAGGTCAACTCCTGGATGAGTGCCCTTTCCTTATCTTCTGAGATAAAGAGAAGTTGTTTCATTGGTGCTTGTACTTTGTTCCTGGTTTATATTTTCTGCGTTTACGGGATGCTGCTTTTTGTGCATTTGTCCGAGCAGTTCCCGTTCGCTTACGTTTATTTGGGTTATATTTCCCAGATTGTGACATTAACCCTTTCCTTGACCACGGTACTTTTTACGAGCCGAGTTACGCGAGGTAGCGGCGTATTTGGTGTTTGGCGAGCGCCCTTGACGAGTCAGTTTGGGCTTGCCAGGAGTGTAACCAGACTTATTCAGACCAACTTTTGCTTTTGCCATGATTAAATTCTTTCGATAATGGTTTTGATGTCTTTAGGAGCGGGAGAACCCGTCTGGTAGAATTCTACCGCGTAGTCCTCCATTCTGTCAAAGTATTCGTTTTCAGTTAAGTTGTTGAATTTGACTTTACCGTTAACTTTGATCGTATAACGGTATTCCAATTCATCAGATGATTCGTGACTTTTCATGTCCAACGCGAATACGAGGGTCGCACCAGATTTCGAATCCTGCTTCCTTAGCATCGAGGCAGAAGGAAACGTCTTCGCCACACATGTCCTGTACTTCACCAGACTCAAAGACTTGCATCTTAGGAGCGAACCAGGGGTACTTCATCTCAGAATGCTCGAAGACGCCGTGCTTGATCAGCAACCAACCAAATCCAGCATAGTCTACGGTGAAAGGTTTGCGACGCTTCTGAATGCTTTCAATAGTCTCGTGATTCATGACTCCACCGTTGTTGCGGAAGTCATCCTCCTCCATCCAGTGAGCAACTGACGTGGTATGACCATCTTCAGTACAATACCAACCAGATGCGATGTCTTGATCCATCAGAACTAACTGATAGAACTTCTCAGTGTTGAATACAATATCTGAGTCAATCCAGAGCTGATAATCATACTTGAGTTTACCATCCCAGGGAAGTTGATCAGGACCACGGAGAACGTTCGCACCAAGACACTTACAACGTGCGAAGTTCACCATTGAACTATAGTCTTGTGAGATTTGAATACTTGCACCTGCTTGTACAAGATCAAAACATAGTTGAACGAATGCTTTCAGAAAAATATATGATACACCACGTCCAGGTAGACAGAACACTACTGTCTTGCCTTTGACAAGTTCTCGTGCTTTTTCGTAGTCCCATTCTTGCTCTTTGGAAGCTACGGGAGTTTTTGCTTTTACTGTGAATCCTTTAGCCATAATAGTAATAGGTTTTCAGTCGAATCATAACATATTATATAGATGTCCGTCAATAGGAAGCATCTTTAAATTCTTTCTTGACCAGCAGTTCTTCATAGGTCAAATCTTCAGGTTTGTAGTCAGTCTTCATGAGACCAACCATGTTCTTTAGAGTCTTCCAAGTAATGTCAAACTCTTCTTCTTTTATTGAATGCATGATACATCTATCTTTCGCATAGATGTGAAATACTTTTTGATCAGTCATCTGTTTTCTCTCTTAAAATTAACTCGTCCCCTTCTACAACCCATTCTAAGGGCGTTTCTTCATACCACCCCATTTCATTTATAAGCCATTCAGGAAACTTTACAAGATATTCTCCAGTTATAGGATCGACCTCTACGTTTGCAAAATTTTCCGAAAAATTTTTTCTCATCGACTGTAAACCAAAAACCGATTTTGAAATTATATAGCGTTTTATACATCTCTCGCTGTTTCAAAGTTTTATAGATTAAAGGGACCCATCGATTTTTAATTAGGGGGGGGGTACATCCTTATAATCGCTAAGCGCCCCCCGACGGCGCGGCGGGGAACGGCATAAGACTGCCGCCCCACGAACGAACGCACAAGGGACCTCAGAGGAGGTCGCCGCACTTGACTGTACGCCACCCACTCACAGGGCAGGGGGGGTTCAGGTCGGCACCCTTCTTAGCGGCACCCCTGCGGTAGAAGAACGCAAGGTCAGCAGCGGTGAAGTGGGCGACCTTCCCCTCATGGTTGGGTTGAGTGTCGTCAGCGCGAACGGGGACCCACTGCAGGGAACGATCGGAGAGGTCGGAGACGGAAACGAAACGCATGGGATGGGGTCGGTTGACTTGAGAGAATTGTAGCACGGGGTCAGGCGGATGCCTTTGCCTCAAGCATCAGGGCATGAAACTGCAGGAACGTCTTGGTCGCCCCAGGGGAGAGGGTGCTACGTCCCTTGCTGCCATGAGCGGGGAGAGTGAACGAACCAGGGATATGGGGGTGGGTCACCTTGAGGTGGGTTCCCCCTGTGTTGATCGTTCCGCCTGCTTTGCGGATCATGCGCTGCGCTTCACGGATTTTGATCGGGGATGCCATGGGGTTGGTTGCTTTGCTTCCATACTATAAGACCCCCAGGCGGGAAACCTGGGGGTCGGTGGTCAGCGTCAGAACTGGATCGGTTCGGCAGTCGGTGCGCTGATCGCCTGGTAATGGGCGGCGGCGTCTTCGATTCCCTGCTGCTCAAAGTCGGAAACGATCGTCTCCAGAATCTGCAGCATCTGATTACCGTCAGCGGCACGGTTCAGGAGGGAGGTTGCCAGGTCGCGGGTCATGGTAGGATAGCGGGTTGAAAGGGTGGCAGTCTTTGAGGGCGCTGCCTTCCCATTGGTTCAGAGATCGGCAAGCATCTCATCCAGGGCAGCGGTGTCGATCGTGCCATCCATCCAGCGGGCACCGTCAGGGGTCATCTGTCCCCACATCATCTCAAGGCGGGGGATGAGGCGATCGTAGGAGTCA